TTGCAATTGGTGATATGTTATTAACTATAAATGGCCCTCAAGAAATAATTTCAATAATGAATGTTGATGATGAAGAATGTTACGATTTTGAAATTTTACATAAAAATCATAGATATTGGGGAGATGGATTTAGCAGTCATAATAGTGGTAAGAGTTTTATCTGTTCTGCAAATCTTGTGCGCAATGCTCAGCAAGCTGGTATATTTCCTATATTAATTGATACTGAAAATGCATTAGATAAGGATTGGTTAAGAAATTTAGGGGTTGATATACGAGATGAAAAATTGCTTAAAGTTAATTTAGCAATGGTTGATGAAGTTGCTAAATTAATAAGTGATTTTATGATAGATTATAAAGATAAATTTGAAAATGTTGAATCAACAGAACGTCCAAAAATTTTATTTGTAATTGATAGTCTTGGGATGTTATTGACACCAACAGACGTTAGTCAGTTTAAATCAGGTGATTTAAAAGGTGATATGGGTCGTAAGCCCAAAGCTTTAACTGCACTTGTTCGTAATTGTGTTAATATGTTTGGTGAATATGATGTTGGATTAGTTGCTACTAATCATTGCTATTCTTCTCAAGATATGTTTGATCCTGATGATAAAATTTCTGGAGGCCAAGGATTTATTTACGCATCATCTATTGTTGTAGCTATACGTAAACTTAAATTAAAAGAAGATGATGAAGGTAAGAAAACAACTGATGTTCGTGGTATTAGAGCTGCATGTAAAATTATGAAGACTCGATTTAATAAACCATTTGAAACAATTGAAATTAAAATACCTTGGGAAACCGGAATGGATGAATATAGTGGGCTAATTGACCTTTTTGAAAAGAAAGGAATATTGATTAAAGATGGAAATAAATTAAAATATATTGATAATAATGGATTTGAGCATAAGTATTTTCGTTCAGGTATTACAAATGAACTTTTAGATTTGATTATAACTGAATGGGACGAAGCTAAATTATTAAATGCTGCTATAAATGTTGGTGTCCCGGAAGAAAATGGAGAATAAAATGGAAGTTAATGCTACTTTGATACTAGATGTTTGGGAATTAATTAGTGAATGTTTACCAACTAACAAAAAAGAAGATGTTGCAATCAAATTAATCAAAATATTTATAGATAAAGGTTTTGAGCAAGATGATTTAGAGTCTATTAAAGGTGAAGATCTCTATCTTGATTCGGCAATAGATAGTTTTAATGAAGGTGAATTTGAAGAATCTGACGATTATAATAATGATTATGATGATGATTAATTTATTATAATTTTGAATGTATAATAATAATGGCATAATAAGTCATTATTATTTGCTATCAGAGGGTTTGATAATATGTGGTATAATAAAATAGCAAGTGATCTTTCTGAAGTTGCATCTGCTATAGATTATTATAATAATGAGCTTGTGGTTGCACAATCTGAACCTAAGATTACTGGTAATATTGAAAAGAATATACAAGAACTTAGTGGTATGATGAGTTATAGATTTGGTCAATTACAAGATATAGAAGCTATATTAAAATATTTAAATATTAAATATGATAAAATGCGTAGTGATTTTTATAGAAGATATTCAGAACATTATAACAAAGAACTTACTGATCGTAGTATTGAAAAATATATAGATGGTGAACCAGACATAATATCTATGAGTATTCTCATAAATGAGATAAGTCTAGTTCGTAATAGATATCTTGCTTTAATAAAAGGATTTGATACCAAGCAGTACATGCTTACAAATATGGTTAAACTTAAAATAGCTGGATTAATAGAACATGTATAATATTATCGTTTTAATTTTCATTTTATTAAATTTTTCTTTAATCATTGGATCAGATTCAAATAAAACAAATTATGAATAGTTAGTTTAGAATGTTATGGAGAAAAAAATGATTTTAAAAACACTTGCTGATAAAGTATTAGTTAAACGTGATGAAGCAAAAACAATTTCAGATTCTGGTATAATTATACCCAATATAGCAATAGAACAATCAGATCAAGGAATAGTATTAGCAATTGGTAAGGGTAAATCTGCTAAGGATGGTACATTTGTACAATCAGAAGTTAAAATCAATGATCGTATATTGTTTAAAAAGAACTGTGGTACAGAAGTTACTATTCTGAATGAAAAGTTGTTGGTATTAAAGGAAGAAGATATTCTAGGAATTTTTCAATAAATAATACTTAATTTATAGAAAAGTATTATGACTAGAGATGATGCCCAACAAATTGCTCACTTAATTAATACGCAAAATCAATTAGCTGTCAAATATACAGCTAATGATATTTTAAACGATGCTAATAGTTATATATTTCTAAAATCAGGACCTAAAGTAGTAGCTTGTGTAAATTTAGTACGAATACAATGGTATCAATTTGAAGTTAGTCATTTATCTGTAGCACCTTCTGAAAGAGGTAAAGGCTTAGCTCAAAGGTTACTATTACAATGTGAAGAAAAAGCTAAAGCACGTGGTGGTCATGTGTTGCAATGTACTATTAGAGTTAATAATATTGCTAGTGAAGGTCTTTTTAGTAAAAATGGATTTGCAAAAACACTTCAATTTCACAATCATAGAACTAATAATTTAGTGAATGTTTGGCAAAAAGTTATTATGCGTGATTAAGAGTTTTAACTGAATAAATATTATTTAAGAAAGGTTTTAAATTATGCTTTTATATTTTATTCCTATTATTGTTATTGTTGTTTTATTAATTTTAAGTGCTTCTGTGAAAATTCTCCGTGAATATGAACGTGCAGTAGTATTTACATTAGGACGTTTTAATAAGGTTAAAGGACCTGGCCTTGTTCTTTTAATACCATATATTCAAGAGATGGTACGTGTTGATCTACGTATAAAAGTTATTGAGATTTCTACTCAAGATGTGATTTCAAAAGATAACGTTTCAATGAAGGTTGATGCTGTATTGTACTTTAACGTCATTGATCCTGAACGCGCAATTATTAAGGTGCAGAATTTTATGTCGGCCACTAATATGTTAGCACAAACTACCTTACGAACTGTATTAGGCCAACATGATCTTGATACAATGTTATCAGAGCGCAAGAAGCTTAGTACAGATATACAAAGTATTGTAGATTCTGCAACAGAGACCTGGGGAATCAAAGTTAGCAATGTTGAACTTAGAACTGTTGAACTTACTGAAAACATGATACGAGCAATAGCTAAACAAGCAGAAGCTGAACGTGATCGACGTGCTAAGGTAATTCATGCTGAAGCAGAATTTCAGGCGTCACAAACTCTTGTTAATGCTGCTAAAATTCTAAGTAGTATTCCAGCAGCAATGCAATTACGTTATCTTCAAACATTAACAGAAATTGGTGCTGAACAGAATACAACTGTGGTATTCCCTATGCCAATCGAGGTTATGAAACCATTTATTGATATCATTAATAAGTCAGCGCAAACTTAACATTTATATTGTTGTATAGATAGCGGAGATCTCTCCGCTATCTATTTGTTAGAGATTTCTATTTTAATGATATATTTGTCAAATACTGAATGATTTTTAATAATTATGATAGCATACTATTAGTATGACTAAAGAATGTATTATTAAAATAGAAGATGAAGTAAATATCAGATTAGATGGGCTCGATCTTTCATTGCGTCGAGAATGTGTTAAAGCTGTAAAATACTTTCTTCCTCATGCTCGTTATAGTACAGCTTTTCAATTAGGTAGATGGGACGGGACTATTAGTTTTTGTACAATAGGTGGCCGTACATATCTAAATTTATTAGATAAATTATTACCTATTATTGAACAAAATGAATATAATATTTCAATAGAAGATCGAAGACAGAAATTTGATTTTATATTTGATAGTATTACTGAAAATTATTTGAGTCATTTAAAATGGCCATCTGGCCATAGATTTGCAGGTGAATCAATAATATTGCGTGATTATCAGATTAATGCAATTAATGAATGTATCAATAATTTACAAGGTTTGATAATTTATCCTACAGCTAGTGGTAAAACTTTAATTACGGCATCATTGAGTTGCATTGTACAAAAATATGGCCGTACAATTGTAATTGTACCTAATAAAAATTTAGTAGGTCAAACTGAAGAAGATTATCGTAATATAGGTCTTGATGTTGGAGTGTTGTTTGGTGACCGTAAAGAATATACTCATACTCATACAATTTGTACCTGGCAAAGTTTAAATATTTTAGACAAAAAAAATAAAGATGCATTAGATGATAATCAATTAGCTATATTTTTGGATAATCTTGTTGCTGTAATATGTGATGAGTGTCATTTATGTAAAAATACAAATGTATTGCATACATTACTAACAACTACATTTGCCAATGTGCCTATAAGATGGGGGTTAACAGGCA